ACATCAAGTAATCATGGCAAACCAAGACGTCATCCACACCATTGCCACCCGCCTTGTCGTACCCCCTCCCGTCTTTGTGTCTCCTCGAGCACACGCCGTTGGGGCAGATGCAACAGAGGCTAGTCGGCATGAGTTTGATCGACTCAGAGAGGAAGAGCAAGCGGATGTAGTGCGCTACAATTCGCTGGGAGTACCGATGGTGCTCCCACTCTCCCTGCGCTTGCCACTGGCTGGAGAGACGGATTGGCTACTCCCCTATGAGCCCATGATCACGATCACGGGGAAGCACATCATCACGAAGAGGCAAGTCGCCAAGAGCAAGGCGAGAGGATCCATAAAGGAGCGCTGGACGCTTGATGACTACTCGGTCAAGATCGAGGGAATCCTGATGAGCAAAGCAGACAGCTACCCTGAGGATGACGTACGCCGATTGCGCAAGTTTTGCGAGGCGGGGGAGGTTATCGCCACCTCCCCCCTCTTAGAGCTCTTTGGCATCTCGAGGCTTGTCATTGAAAGCTGGGAGATCCCACACACCGCTGGAGTACGCAACCAGAACTACTCCCTCTCTTGCCTCTCTGACGACACCTACAAACTCCTACTCAAGTAGTATGTACACGATGATTTACTCTGTCAAGGTTGGGGAGCACACCCTGGGGATGCTGGATAAGGTGGATATCCATCGGTCGGTAGAGCTTCTGGCGGACACAGCCACCATAACGCTTCCTGCAAGCGAGTACAACAAGAGACTCTCCATCGAGCAAGAGCTGAAGCGAGGTGATAAGGTGAGCATCGCCCTTGGCTACGAAGAGACAGGGCTTGTAGATGAGTTCGTGGGATACCTCCAGCGCATCTCGACAGACAAGGGCTCAATCACCCTGTACTGCGAGGACGACCTATATGCCTTCCGCAAGCCCGTCGCCAATGAAGTCCTCAAGAAGATCAGCCTTCGAAAGCTCCTCGAAAAGCTTTGCAAGACCATTGGAGCAGACTATAAAGTGGTCTGTAGCTATGAGTGGACGTACGATAAGTTCACCTTCCATAACGCAACAGCCTTTGATGTACTGAAGAAGGTGCAAGAGGAAAGCGGTGCAGACATCTACCTTGACGGGACGACCCTCCACGTGCACCCCCCTGGGGAAGTCATCGGCAAAGAGAGGGTGTATGATTTTGCGGTCAACATCGAAAAAGCCGACCTCAGCTACAAGCGAGCCGAGGACAAGAAGATACAGGTAGTCGTCAAAGCACTCTTACCCGACGGCAAGGTTCGGCAGGTGGAAGTCGGCACAACGGGAGGAGACAAGGTCGAGGTGAAATGCCCCACCAGCGATGAAGCCTCTATGCGTCGTCGAGGGGAATCCGAGCTCCTGCGTCGCACCTACGACGGCTACGACGGTACTATTACGGGCTGGCTCATCCCCGAGTGCAAGCCCAGCGACACGGTGACACTGCACGACGAGGATTACCCCGAGCAGGACGGCTCGTACTTCGTCCGATCGGTAAAGACCTCCTTTAGCTCACAGGGTGGCAAGCGAGAGATCACCCTCGGATTCCGCCTCAGCTAGCATTTATATGATTGGTATACTTATCGACTCCAACTACCAGCCTCTCATCTCCTCGGGAGAGCTCCAACTGGGGGAGATCACCCCACAGAATCAGGCGATTATCATTCAGTCCCACAAGGGAGAGCTTAAGGAGAACCCTGCGCTAGGCGTAGGCATTTCGGACATGCTCCTGGACAACGACCCGCTCTACTGGCGTGTGCGCATCAGGGAGGCTCTAGAGTTAGATGGCGAGGTAGTAGAGAGTATCAAGATCACCTCCTCAGAGGTGCAAATCAACGCACACTATTAGATGACAAAACGAGATAAACTAACAGTACAGCTATGGGTAGCAACGGCGCTTGTTATCTGTGGCATCCTCCTCCTCTTTGCAGGCTTCATGGTTAAGCCTCTCGGGGAGATTCACAACTCCATTCTAGTCGCCTTTGGTGAGATGTCCACCTTCTCGGGCGCTCTCTTTGGCGTAGACTACAACTACCGTTACAAGCAAATCAGAGACAGAAAGGATGGCGAAGAAGACGGACAGCAAGATTGATAAGCGGAGTATCGCCCGCACACTCTACCTCGACGGCAACTACACTCAGGAGGAGATTGCCGTAAAGGTGGGGGTCTCTCGGCAGACCATCATCCGCTGGTCGAAGGAGGACAGCTGGGCGGAGCTTAAAGCGTCACTCTCGGTAACGCCCACTCAGCTCATCGCTCAGTGGCAACAACAGATAGCCGAGATTAACCGCACCATCACCAGTCGTGAGGAGGGGGCACGCTACGCCACCCCCGCCGAAGCTGATGCGATGCTCAAGCTCGCCACCTCCATCAAGAAGATACAAGATGACCTCGGCATCAGCGAAGTCATCAGCGTCTGCATGCGCTTCCTCGCTTGGCTTCGCCCCCTCGATGTGGAGCAAGCCAAAGCCTTCAACAGCCTCATGGATGTCTTCATCAAAGACCAAGCAAACTCCAAGCGATGACACAGCAGGAAAAGCAAGCCCTTAGGCAGTGGGAGGAGTTCCACAAGTCCTTTGCTCGGGATGCTCTCATCGATCACAATCTCACGGCTGGTCAGATTGACAAGCTACGCAAGGAGCTTGAAGCTGACCCTGTGCAGTGGTGTAAGTACCTCTTCCCAGGCTACGCCAAGTATGAGTTCGCCCCCTTCCAGGTCAAGGCGATCAAGCGCATTATAGAGCATGATGAATGGTATGAGGTGCTCTCCTGGTCGAGAGAGCTGGCTAAGTCAACCATCGTAATGATGGTACTGATGTATCTAGCCCTCACGGGTCGTAAGAGGTTCTTTGTCATTACCAGCGCTACCGTGGATAGTGCCATCCGACTACTCACTCCATACAAGGTCAACTTTGAGACGAACCCTCGCCTTAAGCAACTCTATGGCAACCAGGTGAACTTGGGGCAGTGGACTGAGCGAGATTTCACGATTCGCTCTGGCGCAAAATTCTTGGCTTTGGGGGCAGGGTCAGCCCCTCGAGGAAGTCGTAATGAGGCAATACGTCCCGATGTGCTCGTCGCTGACGACTACGACACCGACGAAGACTGCCGTAACCCTGAGACCCTCAAGAAGAAGTGGGACTGGTTTAATGAGGCGCTTTACCCGACACGATCCATCAGTGAACCAACCCTGATTATCTGGTGCGGTAACATCATCGCAAAGGACTGCTGTGTCAAGCGTGCAGGAGAAAAAGCCAAGCACTGGGATATCGTCAACATACGAGACAAGCAAGGACGGTCGACGTGGCCAGCAAAAAACAGCGAGGAGATGATCGACCGAACGCTGGAGAATATCCCTCGCTCAGCCCAACAGAAAGAGTACTTCAACAACCCGCTCTCCGAAGGGAGTGTCTTCAAGAATCTTGCCTTTGGTAAAGTCCCACCACTCAAGCGATTTAAGTATCTGATCGCTTATGGCGACCCCGCTTATAGCGACCGAAAGACCAAGCAAGGATCCTTCAAGGCGCTCTGGCTAATAGGCAAGCTTGGGGATAAGTACTACGTCATTAAGGGCTACCTCGCACGTGAGACTAACGCCAACTTCATCGGCTGGTACTTCGACCTGAAAAAATGGGTCGGAGGCAAGACGGAGGTGTACTTCTACATCGAGAACAATAAACTGCAGGATCCCTTCTACGAACAAGTCTTCAAGCCACTCATACGAGAGGAGATCAAGCGTAGGGGCGAAGAGATTCACATCCGACCCGATGAGCGCAAGAAGACCGACAAAGCAGTCCGCATTGAGAATAATCTAGAGCCCCTTGACCGACTCGGGCAACTCATATTCAACGAGGACGAGCAAGATAACCCCCACATGGTAGAGCTAATCAATCAAGGTGCGCTGTTCGAGATGCACCTACCATACCCTGCCGACGGTCTAGATGCCGTGGAGGGTGGGATCAGCCTCATCAAGAGCAAGAGTGCAGAGCTTGATCCTCCAGAGGTCATTGGGTATGACGAGGTCAGCAAAGGCAACCCCTATCGTATTTGACTATGGCAAACTTTATCACCCCTGAGGACTACAACGCAAGCATCCACCGAGAAATACTCTCCTCCCTTCTAAGGGAGACCTCTGCAGGAGGTCAGCCCAACCCTGACTACGATCCTCAGGTAATTGAGATTTGTGAGGATCGCACTATCTCCGAGATGAGCTCCTACTTGGATAAGATCTATGATTGCGATGCCATCTTCTCCGCTCGAGGAGGGGAGCGCCATAGCCTCATCCTGATGTTTGCTCTCGACATCACCATCTATCACATCTTCAGCATCCATAACCCCTATAAGATTGCAGACATCCGAAAGGATAGGTATGAACGAGCGATCGAATGGCTCAAGGGAGTATCCCGAGGGGAGATCACCATCCACGGGGCACCTCGGCTGGATAGCGATGAACAGAAACTGAATAGCCCCTGGCAGATTGATGCTGAAACCCTTAGACCCACCCTACGTTAATGGCAAAGAATCGAACTCAAAAGCGTATCCAACAAGGAGGGAGCCTACGCTCCTCCTCAGGCTCTTCGTATCACGTCCCTGACGTTGTCCTACAGATGCCTGAGCTATTCCTCTTTGACCTGCAGAAGTTCCAGAATAGCCTACGTCGAGCCAAGCAGATCGACTTCCCTTCTCGATCCCGATTATACGACCTCTACGAGTCGTCAGAGCTAGACATCCACTACATGGGGGTCTTAAGCAAGCGCCTTCGAGGGATAACACGCATCCCTATTGAGTTCCATCGAGATGGGAAGCCCGACGATGTAATCACCCCACAGTTACGCTCCCCTTGGTTTAAGGAGGTACGTAAGGAGATCACCCTGGCACAGTTCTGGGGCTTCTCCCTGATGCAGTTTTACCTTGACGAGGAGGGCAATATCCGTGCGGATCAAATCAATCGCAAGCACTACAATCCAATCACACGTCAGCTCCTGCAGTACCAAGACGACCAGGTGGGTGCGCCTATTGAGGAGTTCGATAATATGCTCTTTGTCGGCGGAGAGCGTGACCTTGGAGCTCTTGTGGACATCATGATTGCCATTCTCTACAAGAGAGGCAACGTCAGTGACTGGGCTAAATTCTGCAACATCTTCGGTATACCGATCCGTGAGTACACCTATGATGCTGGTGACCAAGAAGCCCGAAGGAAGATCATTGAGGATGCCCGTCGCCAAGGATCATCAGCGGTCTACATTCACCCCAAGGAAAGCTCCCTTGTCCTGCACGAACCAAAGAATGCATCCGCCACAGGTGAGCTATTCGAGAACTTCACCAACTACTGGGATAGCAAGATCTCAATCCGTGTGCTCGGCAACACGCTCACGACCGATGCTAAGAAGGTAGGCACACAAGCGCTCGGCGAGGTACACAAGGAGGTCGAGGACGAGATGAATGAGGATGACCGAGACACCATCCTCGATGTCCTCAACTACCACATGCGCCCCATCTTCTCCAACCTCGGGTTTAATACCGAGGGAGGCGAGTTCGTCTACGCCAAGAAGGACAAGACGCATCCCACCCAGCAGGTGGACATTGTCCTCAAGCTGAACTCCATCGGGCTACCTATCTCAGATGACTACCTCTATGAGTTCTCTGGCATCCCCAAGCCCGAGAACTACGACGAGCTCATTGAAGAGAAGAAGGCGAACAAGGGAGCCATGCAAGCTCAGCTCCTCGGGGGTGAAGCCACCTCTACTGATGAGGACAACCTCTCGGAGGACGAGAAGACCAAAGGCAACACCCCGCCTCAGGGCAAGAAGGGCTTACACAACCTGCTCAGCCGTTTTTTCTCCCTAGCCCCTCTCCCAGGAGGGGCGGACAGCGACTTCTGATAGACAGCCTCTACTACGGAGAGCGTTCCTGCCCCTGCTGTTCGGGCTCTATCCACAATGATAGCACGGTCAAGTTTAGCCCACAGATCCTTGAGGAGTACCTGCGCAAGGTATATGATGGGTTTGACGTATCGACGGAGATAGAGCCACAGGCATGGCGAGAGGTTTTGCGCATCATCAATGAGGCAAGCGTCGAGGGACTCATCGACAGTGGGCACGAGACGCATGAGCAGGCATTCCTCAGAGAGCTTCGCCACTCGAACGAGGTTTTTTCTGCCTTCAAATGCCATTCGATGGGCACTCAAATGCAGAAGCGCCTTTTGGATGGGGAGGGCAAGCTCCGATCCTACGAGGATTGGAAGAAGAGCATTGCGCCCATTGCAAGCCATCAGGTCGGCTCTTGGCTACGCACCGAATACGACACAGCCATCCTCAGAGCTCACCAAGCATCCGACTGGCAAGAGTTCGAGCGCAATCGGGATGTCCTCCCCAACCTACGCTGGATGCCGACTACCTCACCCTCCCCCGAGGCTGTACATGAGACCTTCTGGGCATCAGGGCTGACGCTCCCCCTGGATGATCCCTTCTGGAAGGACAACCACCCAGCCAATCGGTGGAACTGCAAGTGCTCACTCGAGGCTACGGATGATCCTTCTACGAGTTGGGAGAAGTCACCCAACACACCCAAGGCTCAGCAGGGACTGGAGGAGAACCCCAGACATGGGCATACCTTCAGCGATAAGCACCCTTACTTTCCCTCGAACTGCAGTGCCTGCCCCTTCAACAAGGGGGCGAAGAAGGGGCTGAAAGGACTTCTCCTGCGCACCTTCCAGGCTCGACAGACGAAAGACTGCTATCACTGCCCCTATATCGACTGGGAGGTGGCAAAGGTAAAGTTCCCTGAGCGCTATGAGGAGTACCTCCAACTGACGAAAGACAAGGAGTATCGAGATGTCGAGTTCGATCCTGAGATGGGGGGCATCAAGGCTTCCCACATCGGGCATAAGCGTAATAGCACGAAGGAGACGTACTTCGGCGAGGAGAAGCTAACTGCCCATGCCCTCGAAGAAGAATGCGCCGATACGCTCTTCCATGCTGGACATAAGGTGATTTTCCTTGATGAGAGGAAGCGAGACAAGAAGGGAGATACCTTCTCCGCTCTAGATATCTCTGTCGATGGAGAGTCCATGGATATCCGCAGTATCACCATAGATAAGGATAACTACGTCAACGCCCTAACGGCTAAAAACAAACAGCTCGAGAAGTATAACCTCCGAAGTGACGTGGAGCGAGCCGATAGTCTCTGCTTGTACTTCCACGACCCTACGATGTTCAGCGACGCTCGGATCAAAGCTTCCATTCGTAGCTACAACCGCATCATGTCTACAGATGACAAGGGTCATGGGGATGATGCAAAGCAGATCCGAAAGCTCCTGGTCGTCATCAGAGGTGAGCGTAAGGTTCGCCACTACGACGTATAAAAAAGGCCTCGCCCATTTGACCCTAAAGGTAAAATGAG